AACTCGGATACCGTTAGCCGCTGTAACAGTTCCAAAGCCAAGATAGATTGCCTGGTTATCAAGATTTTGAACTATAACTTTTCTGCGACCAGCAAGCGGGGATGCAAACAAAGCGGTACCGCCGGCAGTGTTTGGGATAGATACGGCTGCGTTAGAGATTGCGACGTTAGGTGCGGTGTTAACCCACAAACGGCGGTACAAGTCGGAGACGTTATCGGCTCTATCATTGTCAGCCATGCCTGTTGAAACAAGTGCGCCGGCTATTGCACGAGCGCCGACTTTAATTGGATTGCCGCTGTCTGCTGCTGAATCAGCAACGTCGCCGCCGATAACTGCATTTGTCCACAAGCGACCAAGGCTGTCTAATTTCAAGGAACCATAATCGCCGTCAGCGTTGCTAGACGACAAAGTGCTTTGCTGAACACCGAGGATGTATGTACCAATGTCGCCTGATACATGCGCGGAATCTTCTGCTTTATCTGAACCAGTTATAACGGAAATGTCGGCAGCGACTCGCAATTCGCCGGCTGCATTAACTGAAAGTGGGGTATAGTCGCCGTTGTCTGAAACTAAAGATCCGCCGGCGTCGCTTCGTACTGCTAAAATTTGCTGGCCTTTGTCGCCTGAAACGTGAGCGGTATCTTCGTCGTAGATACCTAGGCCAGTTGATCCAGCGATGTTTACGTCAAGAGCTTCTACGCCGCCTAAAGTTGTAGAAGTAAGTTTCAGTGTTGCATGTAGAAATGCTGCAATGGAATCGCCGTCGCTTGGTGTAGTGGCATCATAAACTAACTTATCTTTACTTAAACCCATTTTAAAACTCCTAGTAAGATTGAAATTTCAAATAGCTCAATCGGAATATTTAGGCGGGCCTTAAGACCAACTTTCAATTTCAACCACTAACCCAGTGACCGGACTTTGAAAATAAATTGTCCTAGCGGTAGAGGCAGCAAATTGAGGGGATTCATAAACCGAACCAGAAGGTATCGTTAACCCCATTGTCCCCGAAGTTCCGACTGTATGAGCAAGTAATATTTTACCACCACTTCGCCCCTTAATCATAAACTGGCGAGTTCCGGCGCTAAAGGTATGTGATTGTTCGACATTGGCTGAAGCGATAATAGCATGTTCTACCTTAGGAGTATCAAGCGGCGATCCTGTAGAAATTACCCCGCCCGAACCTTGTAACAAATAAAACTTATTATCATTAGGATCGTAAACAGCGACAGGTAGGCCGCCGTCTAAACCTAAATCAGCGGTTTGCCCGTTTAGAAGACTTCCTTTTAAATCTACAGGGAAGTCAGCAACTACCGTTATGTAGACGCCGAACTCAACTGTTCCGCCGGTTACAATTACTTCAGCGATAGGCTTATTGTGGATGCGCGGAACTATGATTCTGTTTGTCGTGCCGACATCGGCGTCTGTTAGAAGTTGGTGGCTTTGAAGATTATATCTTTCAGAGTCTTGAACTGTTCCTGAAGAAGTGTCGAAGTAGTTTACTTTTAGAGTCGCGCCCGCGCTTATGTTCTTTATGAATACCGATGACAGAAGAGAGTTACCTCTAATCATCATCTGTACTTCATATGTTCCTGGGCCTCTAGATTCTAACTCTAAAAGTTGGCGGGTTTCAAATTGGTCTAGGTTTAAGACTGTGCCGGCCACTTACTCCGCCCTTCCTGAAAATTTAAAGGAGGGGAACCAGTTTCCCAGAACCCCTCCAATAATACTATACAGAGATGATTAGCTTAAAGAATGTTTCGACCAAGTACTACTGAAGTTTCTCCAGCTCCTTGCTCGTGACCTTGGAAATCACCTCTCCACCAAGAAGCGAGCAACCAACGATCTCCTGGAGGTGTTGGGTCGACCGATGCGCGTACTCTAATTGGGCGACGAACACCCCAGTAGAAACGTGAACGGTTTACAAGCAACGCGCCTGAGAAAGTGTTTGGACCTGCAAGAGTGTTTGCACCTGTTGCAGACAAATCGTCTCTCATAAATTCAGAGATAACGATTGGAATACCGTCGAGCGCAGATAGTGCACCGCGAAGGATAGTCGCCATTTGACCGAACTTCTCAACTGTTGTGACTTCAGGGAGTGACAACATTTGCTGATAAACTTTGCTTGATACGATCCATGTTAGGTTACGCTCGGAAACTCCGAACTTGCCCATCAAAGCCCGCATTGCGCGAAGGTTAGCAACTGAAACTGCTGCTGCTGCAAAGTTGACTGTTGCGGCGTTAGCAAGAGCTTTTTTACGCAAGCCCTTCCAAGTTGTACGAGCGTCGATAACGCCAGTAACGTCGTTGTCCATGTGTGTGCCGCTGTCGTCTCCGTTAAGGATTGCGGTTTCCCACGCGCGAAGTTGTGCTTCGGTTACTTCTTGACGAACGAGAGAAAGAATCTGTGGTGCAGAGTCTTCGTTTAGTTCTTCAGGAAGCGCCATGCTCTCAACTAATTTCTTAGCAAGCATTGTAATTTTGCCTGTTCCGAAGTTAGCGTTAGCAATGTTCACTGCCGGTGTATCGCCTTCAGCTTGACGGCGAGCAATAGTTACATCTGTTTGAATTGGCAAGTCGTAAGGGCTTGAAGGCATGTTCATAGATTTGAATTGATCTACGACTTGCTTATCAAGTTCGAACTCTTCGATGTACTGAGAAGATACCATAGTTGGAACCCACTCATCACCGCCGCCAGTAACAGTTGATCCGAATGCTTTGAAACGTGGAGCCAAGACTTCACGAGCAAAGTGCGATCCGTCCATAATGCCTTTAACGTGAGCCATATGGTCGCCGTTGTCTCTAGATTCGCCGTGGAAAATCTGTTGAGTAAGGCGAGAGATATCGAAATCTTCTTTAAGTTGACGAACAAGGTGCTTAAGTTCTGTTGGAACTGCTGCATACTTTTTATCGCCAGTGTTTACTTCAAGAAGTTGCTTAACGGATTTTGCGCCGAAATAACGAAGTGCTCTTTGCTCGTCACTGGAGCCGCCTTGTGGACGGTATCCGCCGGACGCCGCCGCAATTGCGGTAGCTGCATCTTCTTCGGATTTCTTAGCAGAAGCTTCCGCTTTAGCAACCCGGTCTTCTAGGGCCTTGATTTCTTGTTCAGTCAATTTCATACCAGAAGTCTCCTAAGTAAAATTAGTCTGGATTGTTATAAATAACCGGGTTTAACAACCCAGATTTTTAAGTCGTAAATTTAAATCGCTAAGACGCTTCTCGGCTTGGTCTTCCGTTTCAGGTTTAACAACCGTCTCGGTAGATTCTTCTTGACCTTTAGATGTGTCTTCAGATGATTGTACGGAACTTTGGGAAGTTATTCCATCAAATTTGCTGGATAGCTTCTGGATCTCGTTGATTAAAGCCCCAAGCAAGACGTTCGTTTGCTTGCTGGACTCCAAAAACGGATTGCCAAAGTCATCTTCTGCCGGCTCCGTTTTAATCGGAGTCGTAGGAGGCTGAACGCTTTGAGCTGCTTCATCTACCTGTTTTACGAACGAGATAATTTCCGTCGCGTTTGTAAATGTAACGGGGCCGCCTGGGAACTTATCCAAGCTTTCAAATAGGACGGCAAAAGTTGCCGACTTACTTTCCGGGGTCAACTGGCATTTGCCTTCCTCTTGGCATTTTGAAATAGCAATAGCGACGGCTTCGTCTTGCTCCTTGCCTTCAGCCAAAAGCTTAGGGACCATAGCACTAACGCAATCTTGGAAGTCGGCTTTTAACTTGGCGTCGTTTCCGTCGCCGTCTGCTGCATCTGTTTCGCTAGGTTTTTCATCATCGCTTCCCGCTGCTGTTCCTTCAGCTTCGCTTGCGCCCTCTTTTCCAGCTTCTTCAGAGTCTCCGCTATCCGCGCTTTCTGTTTCTTCTGTTTCTTCAGTATCAGTGCTTGCTTCTTCAGAGTCTTGTTCGGTTTCTTCACTTTCGTCCCCTTTGAGAGCGGCTAGAAGTTCTTCCTGAACGGCGTCGGTAGTGCCGCCGTCTTCTAGTTTAGAAAGGGCTGCCTCTAAAATTTCTTTTAGATTCGCCGCTTTAACGCTAGAGCGGATCGCATCTTCGACTTCTTTAGTAAGTTCCTTGTCGCCGGCCAGCATACCTAGAACGTCATTAACATCTAATCCGAGAACTTCCGCTACAGAATAAATGTTGCCTTTGCGGTTAGGTGCTGCCCCTAAGATCTCTTCCATTGCGGCGGCTTTGTCTGCGCCCTTGGCTTTTAGGATCTCAGACTTGATTTGATGAAAAGATTTACTGGTCATCGACTTAGCGGATAGTTCAAACAAAGAATCCTGGTTCATAGGTACGCCAACGATTGAGACTTCAAAGAGTTCTGCCTTTGAAATCTTTCTGATCGACTTACCGTCATGCTCTACTATGTCAGACTCTTTAGGGCTGAACCCTACTGAGAAAGCTTTTAGGATTCTTTCTTCTACCAAGTCCCGGACCATCTTTATTAGCGGGGCTTGGGAGTTGGACATTTTGACCTTGAGGAAAAGTCCTTCATCGGTAGCCCGAACTTCAGTTGCTTTACCGACGGGAGTGCCGCCGAGAGTATCCATACCGTGATTGAATAGGATGATTGGATTCTTTTTAAAGTTATCCAGTTCCCATGCATCGGTGGTTATAATCTCGTCGCCTCGGTCTATTGTCGCTTTGTTGGCAAAGCCTTCGATAACAATTTCTTTACCGACTTGCTTAATGTCAAAACTATCTTTGCAGACTAGCTTAGTGACATTTTTATCCGACTTCTTGGTTTTCATGGTATCTCCAATTTTTCCCCAGGAGGGATTAATATCAAGCTGCATCTGCAATTTATAACTTCGCCAGCGTCGCCGGCGTTAGTGTCTCTCGGATGGGCAAGCCCGTTACTAAACTTCTCGTCGGCGTCTATGACTTCGCCGTTTACCTGGGCGTGAGAGTCCCGGACCCTTGAATCGCCGGCAGACATCCAGCCTTTTTTAAGCCCAGGTATGACTTCCGCTGCATTTTTCATAGCGGCGGCCTGGCCTATTGAGACAGCGGTTAAGGTTTCCGTTCGCGCAATCGTTTCGGCTTTGCCGGCCAACTGCCCCGGTGTTCCCAGGGAGTCAGCCACCCGCCGCATGATCGCCGTTATCGACTCCCCTGCCTCTTGCCCTTTAGCTATCTCGCCAATGATTCTATCAGTGTGTGTCTTAGATATACTAGAAAACGACTCCAACCCCCTAGCGGAAAGTGAAGCCCGCCGTTTATTTGAGTCTCTTGCCCTAAGGACTTCTACTTCAATCCTTGCCGCTTCATTGAACACGAACTCTAGTTGCTGGTCATAGCCGACATCGACAGACTGTTTTAAAGTCTTGGCAATTACGTTCTGCCACTCTTCCTCGAACTTAGAAGCGAAAGCTTTCTCAATTCGGCGGGCAAGGTCTTTGTTGTCTGCCTTAGTGCTCCAAGCGGCAACATGCTTAAGCCCTTTAACAGAATCAAGAACAACATCGACGGCAGTGCTAGTCATGTCGACCAATAGATCGACCGCACTTTTCGAGAGTTCTCCTATAGTACGTTCTTCCTCGTCCATCAGTTGCTTGACCATTACGGTACGAAGTTCCTCCATCTTTGGAGTGAACGTCATCTTCGTACGCCCGGAGGTAAGGGCTAAAGTCTCTTCCTCTACCTCGGCGGCTTGAGGTTCTTCTTCCTTTGGTGGCAAAGCTCCGGGGGCGGGGCGTCCAAAAGGATTCGCACTAGCGCGAGTAACGACCATAATATGCGGAAGATCTGCATCGGGGGCCTCAATAATTTCTTTCTTCCAAACGTCTTGACGTACTTCATTGACTGAAAGTCCTGCCGCTAACATCTTGATAGCGGTTTCAGCTTTCTTCATCAGGTCATCTTTAAGAGCTTCGACACCGCTTAAATCAAACTGGAAGAAGACGCCTTCGCCTAATTCCTTCTGGAAGAACTTAGAAAGGGTTCCTTCAATGAATTTCATTGACGGGATAAGAGTGGATTCCCAGAAATTGCGTAGAGCAATCTTAAACTCTTCGCTGCCGAGACTGCCAGCAGTTTGAAGCCCTAGCTCATGCTTAGGTATTTTTAGCAGTCCGAGAATCGTTTCACGGTTTTGATTGATATGATCGATTAACTTTTGATCTGACAGAGAATGTGTAAGCGTTGTCGCTGTAACACCTTTAGGCAAGATCAATGTCCGGCGCATGTTCTTTCGACCTTGATAGGCCATCTCGAACGAGCGCAATTGACGTAAAGCGACATCTTCGTTAACAGTGCGGTCAAGTGATAACGCTAGGCCAGGAGTTGCTTGCTTCTGATAGAACGCATTTAAGTAGTCAGTGCTGTATCGGTTAAAGAGAATCGACTTTCGACCTGGGATAAAAGGCGAAAGTCCCCAAAGGAGACTGCTAGGATTTGGCCGGCGCACATGGGCAATCTGTTTAACGTCGAAAGTCTGAAGCCTGGTCAGACTCATGCCGCCTGAATCTTCATTGGCGGCGGTAATGGTATAGCTTCTGACTGCGCCCTTATTGTCAAAGTCCATCATAATGTTTTCAGTGGACAAGGTAAGGATCTGGCCAGTGCGCGGCGCGTGCCACATAACAGCATTGCCCATCAGAGTAAGTTCAACAACAGTGTTATACATCCACTGCGAATAGTCTTGCCACTGGTTCGGCTGTTCAAGAAGTGTGTTTAAAGGATGGTCCATGAAGGGTTCGGTGATCTCTTCACCGCCCTTAACTACAGTCTTCATAACTCTAAGCGGTTGGGAACTGATCTTATTGGCGACAAGATCGGTCCCAATGAAAACCCAGTCTTCTGAAAAGAAGAGAGACTTAAGAGTAGTGGCATCTAGGAAAGCTTTTACTTCCGGCGACCACATTTCATTAGCGGCATCGTTACCGCTGTTGGCAGTATCAAAAGACTTTTCTACTAGATTAGACATCTCGCTAGAAAAGGAAGACGGAACTACTTTAGCTTCTTTGATTTCCTGTTCCATTATATTCCTTTAATCGTCTTCATCGGCTAAATCTTTGTACCAGCTATCGACGGTCATCTTCTGCTGTGGCAAGTCTTCAAGGAAGTTAAGCTTAAAGTCTTGCGAGTATTCTTGCGCGGCCATGTTGGCTAACATCAGACTCGACACAATGTCGTCATGCATCCCCGAAGGAGCTGAGTACCTGGCATTACCTAGTTCATTGGTAATGACCGTATAACTTTCAAGCTCCATAATCAGTTCAGCCCAGTTGCAAATGACAATGGCTCTCGTTTCAAAAGCCATCATGAGCTGATTAACCATTGCGGCTTTTGACGCACTGGTAAATATCACTCCGTCGAATGGCACTGAAAGTTGTGCCATCATGTCATCAATCGCTTCGCCAACACCAGTACGGTCATGTTTTATATTGATAACATTCTTAAACTTTTTGATGAATTTATAAAGCTCTTTTAATGCCTCGACGTAGCCTATGCCGTGAAAGCGCATAAAGCCGACCATCTGGGGTTTGCCGTCTACCATCGAAAGTGCAGTGATTACAGTATAGTCTTCTTTCTTCGCCCAGTCGATACCGAGAAAGACAGAGAGTTCTTTTGCGTTGGGAGATATCCAATGCTGCACTGCGCCGTCGGCTAGGATCTCTGGTCCTTGGATACATTCTCTGAATCCAATGAATACTGATCCGTCATCCATAAACTCGGCCATGTAATACTGCCGGAAGAGTCGATCCGGAAGCGAACGCTTTGCTTCCGCAATGATGATTGGATCAATGAAAGGATTGTCTATTGTTCTTGCGGTTAGAAAGATTCGCTCCGGAAGTACACCCTTCTTCTTGGCCCAGGCCATATGCTCACGCGCTTCCATGCACTCCCTATAGAACCAGTTCTTTCCAAACGGCGTGGAGAAGTAGCCCTGTGGCCCCTTCGTAAAGGTTACAGTTGTCTGGGCGGCGGCGACTGCATCGTAGGGGCACTTGGCGGCTTCGTCGAATATGTTGCCGTTGATACCTGCACCTTCAAGAGAGATAGGATTCTTACAATGCCAGAACTGAATCTCTGTTCCGAGATACGGCAGATCCACCCGCATCGCCACATCTTTAAATTCTGAATGCGGGCTGGGGGGAAGCATCTTCCGAAAGTAGCTCATCCCAACTTTCGCCTGTTCATAGATCGGAGCCATCCAGCGCCATTTGGTTTCCGACCGGTTCATAGCGGCATGACTTAGGCAACTCGCCGCACTTAGGGATTTCCCGTACTTTGTTCCACATGCAACATAGATCTTACGAATGGTCGGTATCTGAAACGCCGACATGATAAGAGCCTGCTTCTTTGAGTGCGGCTCAGGTGCATTGACTGTGACATTGACCGGGGAGTTATCGTCCTCAAAGTCTCTTTCGTTGTCATAGACCAAGTGGCGGCTCCTTAAAGTCAAAGACTTCAACGACGAGGTCGGGGTACTTTTCTTTCAGCCTTAGTGCAAAAGAAAGTGCCACATCTTTATACTTCTCACCACTTGCCCCGATTAATAGCTTACCCTCTGAAACCAACTTATCTTGGATAAGGGCCATGCTTGGCTGGGGAGTTTCGCCCCTTAGGCCCTGGCATCTGAGACAGTTGCAGTTTTCTTCAGGCTGTTCAGTCAATTAACAACCCCGTCTAGTTTCGTTAGGGTAAGGTTTTCCATAGGGTTATTTACTATACAGATACAGCCTGGGGCAGTTGAGAAAGCATAAGAGACTTCGGCTATGCTGTATTGATGTTTATCGTTTTCCTGGGCAGCTAAAGTTATCAGCAACGTAACCAGCCCGCGCATCTTGTCGCCCATGTTGTCGGAGTAGTTGCTCACCCTTCGCCCTCCTTCTCAGACTCTCTCCACTCAATTCCGATAACCTGAACAATTTCTCCGTTGTGCATTAAAATCAATTGGGTCTCAGGGAGGTAAGGCTCTACTATGAATTTAACGGACCAGTATCTTAACGCGCCGATGCTAGATCTGAAGTCCGGCTGATCTGGGAGTTTATCTTGAACACATGCATATAGCCTAGGCGACACAACCCAAGTATCGTGTTCGGCAATTTTAATATCGCCGTCCGTCTTGATAAAAGCTTTCACCCTTCGCCCTCCTTCTCGGACTCTTCATCGAGAACAGCTTGAAGAAGCGAGCCGTCGCCTCTAATAGAAGTGGTGTAGGTAACAGGGCGAAGTGTAACGTTTCTTTCTTCGACAGTTTTCCCGATAGACCTATCCAATATGAAATTCAAACGGGAATGATCGCCGGTCTCGACCGCCTTCATAAGTATGGAACCGATAGTCATTTCAATCATATTAGGTCCGCCCAGTTCCGCTGGCCTTCTTTGAAACTCAATAAATTCATCACGCGACATTCTGGCTAATTTGGCTATAACCATCTTCACATAAGAAGGTGTTAACTTCTTAACCACCCGCAACTCTTCAGGCATCGGGAGAAGTCCGCGGCTGTTGCCGCTCTCTCCTTTTTTCCAATCGCGTCCGCCACTCTTGAAGCCTTTGGCCATAACTTACCTTTCGCTGCTTTGTCGCTACAGTGAAGTAGAAATTTCAAACACAAAAAAGCCGGTAATTTAATTTCAATTCCAGCTTAGTTTACACCCTCTCGGTATAATATATCCTTTTATTAGCAACTTACAAAATAAGTTTGCAATCAAATGTGCTATCACTTTTTGTTCTGACTATTGGTTTACACTATTGTTCCGGGATAGAACAACATTAAAGCGTCATGGGTCGGCGCTTTTTCCTCAGAGGTGCGGCAGGAGTTTCTTTAGATAACCCGCTGTAAAGTCTAAGCATGTACATTGCAATCAAGGCTGCATCGACGCATCCACTGTGAGGAGTACGGCAGCGGGGGAAGATGAACCGATCCGCGCCCCAGATCTTCGTTGCGGCTTCTGCGGCTCTTGCCTTAGGCAACTGGTCTGGCGTCCACGGTAGCCACTTCTGCCAGCTTTGCGGAGCCACTAAGGAATACTCTACCCCTACGGCAGTCATTGCGCCTTGTAGCATCCCGTAGTTCATCCCGAAGGCGAACATGGTGGCCACTCCCTGGCCTGGCATCGAGTGCACCTTCTCAAGCCCTATCCCCTCAAACTTCCAAGTGCTGCATAGATCCGACAGTAACTTCGCTGGCCCCCCAGGTCTCTCTTCATCGAACCTATACAGCCCGACCAGACTTCCAACACTGTCAATGATGACCGCACCGCCGGAAGCACCGGGGTCGATACCCATGAAGTAATGTAGTTCTTTAGTCATGCCGTTAAATTAATTCACTTGTACAAATAAAGCTTCACCTCTTTTCGCCGATAGG